TGTTAGCCCCTGATTTACAAGAGTACTACGAGTCCTCTTTCGATATGTTTTCAACTGATGGTTGGAAGTATTTGTTAGAGGACTTTGCAAAGATTAAAGATTCAATCAATGATGTAACATTGACAACGGACACACAAGATTTATTTTTCCGTAAAGGTCAGCTTGACATCATTGACTTGATCCTTAAGCGTAAGAGCATGTTTGAAGCAGCATATGAGGAGTTAAACACTGATGAAGAGAATGTTTGATTTCAAGTGTGAAGAAGGACATGTAACAGAGCGTTTGATTGATGATGACATCCGAGTTATTAGCTGTGAAGTATGTAACAAGGATGCTCATCGTTTAGTTGCTGCGCCTCAGATGAAGTTAGAAGGGTTCACTGGAGCCTTTCCAACTGCGTATGATGCGTGGGAACGTAAGAGGTCTGAGAAACTCGCAATCGAGAAGAAACAGAACTCTTAAACTAGGGTAATGCTAAGCATTCACATTTTATAGTCCTATAATCTCATAGAGAGACAGGAGAACAACAATATGGCACTTATTGAAGAATCGTTTGATAATAACGAAGAGGAACAGCAGACTAGTGATATTACTCAAGAGGCTCCTGAGCAACGGGAGGAACCTCAAGAGAGCATTAGCGTGCTGCCAGACAAGTATAAAGGCAAGTCCTTAGAAGACATTGTGAAGATGCACCAAGAAGCTGAGAAGATGATTGGTCGTCAAGCACAAGAGGTTCATGAGGTACGGTCTTTAGCGGATCAGTTACTCAAGCGGCAACTCGAAACTAATAAGTCTGAACCAGAGGTTGATACGAATGCGCCCGAAGTTGATTTCTTTGAAAATCCTCAAAGCGCAGTTCAGCGTGCAATTGAGAAGAATCCTGACATTGTAGCTGCAAAGCAGGCTGCTCTGGAACTCAAGCGTATGAAGACAGCACAGCAACTGGCTAGTAAGCATCCTGACTTTGGACAGATCGCACAAGATGCGGGCTTCCAAGACTGGGTGAAGGCTAGTAAGTTCCGTCTTGATTTGTATGCTAAGGCAGATGCAGAGTTTGACTTTGATGCTGCTGATGAACTTTTTAGTTCATGGAAGGAGCGTCAAGCATTGGTGAAAACCACTGTTGAAACTCAGAAAGCTGATAGGAAACAACAAGTGAAGCAAGCCTCCACTGGTAGCGTGAAAGGCTCTGCTGAGCCTGTGAGTCGAAAGATTTACAGACGCTCCGAGATTATAGACCTCATGCGTAAAGACCCCCAGAGATACATGGACTTACAGCCCGAGATTATGGCTGCCTATGCTGAGGGTCGTGTTCGATAACATTTTGTAAAGGAAATTTAACATGGCAACTTCCACTTTCCCCGCAATGGGCGGCGCTGCTGGCTTGACTGAAGCTAGCAACTTCCTGCCCGAACTCTGGAGCGATGAGATTATCGCTGCTTATAAAAAGAACCTCGTGCTGGCTCAGTTTGTTCGCAAGATGAGCTTCAAGGGCAAGAAGGGTGATGCTCTGCACATCCCGAATCCCAGCCGTGGTTTGGCTGCTCAGACCAAAGCTGAGAACACCGCAGTTACCCTGCAAAACCTCAGCCAGTCTGAAATCGTTGTGAACCTGAACCAGCACAAAGAAGTGTCCTACTTGATTGAGGACATCGTTGAAGTGCAAGCCCTGCCCACGCTGCGTAAGCATTACACCGATGATGCTGGCTATGCGATGGCTAAGGATGTTGATGACGCTCTGTGGGCGTTGGTCAAGAGCCTGGGCGATGGTGATGGTTCCGACTACACCCATAGCCGTTCCTTCCAGTTCAACACCTCCACTGGTGTTCTGGAAGCCTATGACGCTGACGGCACTGGCGACATTGGTGCTTTCTCTGATGTTGGCTTCCGCCGTGCTATCCAGTATTTGGATGACGCTGACCAGCCGATGGACGGTCGTGTGTTCGTGGTTCCCCCGAGCCTGCGTAACGCTCTGATGGGCACTGCTCGTTACACCGAGCAAGCCTTTGTTGGCGATGTGTCTAATGGCAACACCATCCGCAATGGTGAAGTGGGCAACCTGTATGGCATCCCTGTGGTCGTGTCGAGCAACTGCCCCACCCTGGAAAGCGGTGTGAAGGGTGCTCTGCTGGCGCACAAGGACTGGGCTGTTCATGTTGAGCAGATGTCGGTTCGTTCGCAGACCCAATACAAGCAGGAGTTCTTGGCAACCCTGTTCACCAGCGATATGCTGTATGGCACGAAAGTGCTGCGTAGCGATGCTGGCGTGTTGATGGCTGT